GTATTAGCGTTACAGGAAATGCAGGAACAGTAACCAATGGCGTATATATTACTAGTAGCTACTCAAATCCTAGCTGGATTACCTCAATTTTAGGGTCTATTGTTAGTGGCTCAGTCGCTTCAGCTACTTTGGCTGCAACTGCTACAAATATTGCTGGTGGAGCTACTGGTTCATTGCCTTATCAATCCGCTACAGGAACAACTACATTCCTAGCTTTAGGAACTACAAACTATGTATTGACGGCTGGCGCATCTGCTCCTCAATATGTTGCTCAATCGACTTTATCGGTAGGTTCAGCAACAACAGCGACAACTGCAACTAATTTAGCTGGCGGTGGCGCAGGATATATTCCTTACCAATCAGGAAGCGGAGCAACATCGTTTTTATCAGCAGGAACAACAGGACAAGTTTTAACTTCTAATGGCACAGGAGCTCCTACTTGGACAACTCCTACTTCCTATGCGACTGTTACCGATGACACCACTACAAATGCAACTCGTTATCCTTTGTTCGCTAACCAAACAACTGGAAACCTTACAACTGAATATACAAGCTCTACTAAGTACCAGTTCAATCCTTCTACTGGCGTTCTTACAGCCACAGGATTTAGTGGTTCAGGAGCAAGTTTAACTAGCTTAACTGCTGGTAATTTATCAGGCACTATTCCTAGTGGCGTATTGGGTAATTCATCGCTTTATATCGGCACAACTGCCGTACCTTTGAACGCTGCAAGTGGTTCTATTACTTCTTTAGCGGTCAATATTAGTGGTTCAGCTTCTAGCGCAACAACGGCTACAACTGCTACAAATGCTAATAATGTTGCCGTAACTGACAATACAAGCTCAAGCGCAACATGGTATCCAACGCTAGTTTCTACAACTACTGGTAATTTACCGATTACTACTAGCTCCACAAAGCTGTCTTTTGTACCTTCTACTGGCGTTTTAAGTGCTAATGGCGTTCCTCTTACAGGAAATTTAGGAACAGTAACTTCTGTATCAGGAACTGGCTCTGTAAACGGAATTACCCTTACTGGAACAGTTACTTCTAGCGGTTCATTAACTCTTGGCGGCACTTTAAGCGGAATTGGAAACAGTCAATTAACCAATTCAAGCATTACCATTGGCGGTACTGCCGTAAGCCTTGGTGGAACTGTAGGAACTCTTGGAGTTGCTTATGGTGGCACAGGATTAACAAGTCTTACTGCTGGTTATATTCCTTATGGCAATGGATCAAGTGCATTTAGCTCTAGTTCTTCATTTTCTTACAATGGAACATCCCTTACTGCTGGCAATTTTGTTCCAGGCTCATCAACAATCCCCACAAATGGATTGTTTTTGTCAACAACAAATACACTTGGTTTTGCTATAAATTCAGCAGAAGCAATGCGTATTGATGCAAATGGTAATTTAGGTCTTGGTGTAAGTTCTATTGCTGGAAACACTACTAATAGAGTATTAAATGTTCAAGGTTCTGATTCTGCAAATCTTGTAGTTACTAGAACTGGAAATGAATCTGGTGCTTTATATGCTTATGCTGGTTACATATGGGTTGGTTCAAGCACAAATCATCCTTTTATTTTTACTACAAATGGCACAGAAAGGATGCGTCTTGATACTAGCGGTAATTTAGGATTAGGAACAAGTAGTCCTAATGCTTCTGCAATATTAGATGCTCAAAGCACTACAAAAGGTGTTCGTATGCCTAATATGACCACCACACAAAAAAATGCTATTTCAAGTCCTGCTGCTGGATTAATTGTTTTTGATACAACTTTAGCAAAACTTTGTGTTTATAGTGGCGCTGCTTGGCAAACAATTACTTCAATTTAAAAATAAAACGGAATTAATCAATTATGACAACACTTATTCCAAAAGTTGATCTTGAAAATGGTGGCACTACTCCAGCAGGAGCAATTAACAGACCAATTAATTTAAAATTAGCTGAAACTGTTAGTGTTACTGATTTTGGCGCTATAGGAGATGGAACAACTGATAACACTACTGCATTTCAAAATGCTATTGCAGCTTGCGGTACAAGTGGTGCTGCATTATTTGTTCCTGCTGGTCAATATTATTTAACTAATTCTTTGACAACACCTGATGCCGTTTCTACTGGAAATGGTTTTATCATGTATGGTGAAGGTCTTAATTCACAGTTAATTTTTAATACAACAAACGATTGCGTTAAAGTTACTACTACTGGAACAGCATTTCAAAATTACAATGTTCAAATTAAAGATTTAGCATTTACAAATAAAACTTCTACTCCACGATCTTTTATTTGGAATAATAAACCTGTTGATAGCTATATTAGCGGTTGTTTTTTTTCAAACGCTACAGTATCAGTAGGATGCATTATTAATGATAATGCCTATGGCTTGACTATTGAAAAATGCATTTTTTTTAGAATTACAGGAACAGGAGTATTTCTTGCTCAAGCTGCTGATTTATCTACATACAGTTATGTAAATTCAATTATTAATTGTGATTTTTCTACAGTAACAAATGCTATTCAGGTCGAAGGTTGTGATTGTTTATTAATTCAAGATACAGTAATGCAAGAATGTAGTACCGCTTTTCAATCTTCACCACAAAACAATGGAACAACTGCTTTTAATATTACTTTTGAGAGTTGTTGGTTTGAAAGAAACACAGTTAATGATATTGTTTTAGGCTCTAGTTCTTCTTATTGGTCTGAAGCATCTATTAGAAATTGTCAATTTAGCGGAGTTGTTAATCCTGGAGGAGGATATTATCCTTGCACTCTTGTTTTGGGAGTTAAATCCAAGGTTACGATTGAAGGAACTCCAGCAGGAAATAATGTTACAGTTTCAGGTTCTGATGACGCAGCAGCAGTATTAATTAGAGCAACTAACTTTAATCAATCAGGAACTTTTGCATGGACTTCAATAGATCCTTATGGAAATATTATTGCCAATACTTTTACAAGTGCTTCTGGAACATATGCTAATCCTGCAAGCGGTTCAACAGTTACTTTAACTACATTGCCAAATGTTAATGTTGGAGTATGGCTTGTAACTGCTGCTTGTGCAGCTGCAAATGCCACACTTTATAATGCTGTTTCTTTAATTACAACGCAAAATACAACTTCTACAGCTACTGCAATAAAAACAGCTGCTGATGTTGCTATTTCTGTTAGTGGTCTTAATGTTCAAGGCACACAAACAACTGGTGGGCCATTTGGTATTCAATGGGCTATAACAAGGATTGCATAATGTCTAATACATATAATTGGTTAATAGATTCTTTAGATTGCATTCCATCATTGAATGGTCAAAACAATGTTATATCTTGTGTTCATTGGAGGGTTAATGGATCTGATGGAACCAATAATTCAGAAGTTTATGGAACTCAGCAATTAACATATGAAGAAGGAAGTTTATTTATAAATTATTCTGATCTTACAAAAGATGATGTAATTGGGTGGGTGCAAAAAGCTATGGGTATTGATACAGTTACTAAATTGCAAGAATTTTTAGACAAACAAATAGAAAACTTAGCAAATCCTCTAGTAATTACCTTACCTTTGCCCTGGACAAACGCATGAACTATAAATGGTCAATCCTTGATATATCAGCCAAAGATGGCTTGATTACTCATGCTAAATACAAAGTCAGCCTTACTGATCAAGATCAGACTGTAGAAACCGAAGGCAACTGGTGGTTTGACGGCACAGAATCTAAAGTTCCTTTTGATCAAGTTACAGAAGAAATGGTAGTTTCTTGGATTGAACAAGAAACTATGAAAGACGGCATAAACCTTATAAAATCTAGGTTAGAAGAACAGTTAAATGAGCTAAATAAGCAAGATTCTGTTGTTGCGCCTTGGTTGCCTCAAGTCTTTACCCCTAATTAGGAGCTTATATGGCAGTTAATTTATCACCTATCGGTGGCGCAGGATGGCAATTTTTTGACAATGATGGAGTTCCTTTGTCTGGTGGGCTTATTTACACCTATTTGGCAGGAACATCAACTCCACAAGCAACTTATACATCCGCATCTGGAAGCATCCAAAATTCCAATCCAATCGTATTAAATTCTGCTGGCAGACCTCCAAGTGAAATTTGGCTTACAAGCGGTGTTTCATATAAATTTGTCTTACAAACTGCTGCTTTTGTTCAAATTTGGAGCATGGATAACCTTCAAGGATTACCTTCTGCTGGTCAAGAGGGTTATATAACAGCCACTCAAGGTCAAACTGTTTGCACAGTTCCATTTAATTATTTAGTTGGATCAAATTCTTTATATGTTTTTGTAAATGGATCAAAACAAGTAAATACATTAAATTACAATGAAACGAATACATCAACTGTTACTTTTGTTGATGGTTTAAATGTTGGAGATATTGTGGAGTTTGTTCAATGACAAAACCTATCGACATTATTAGCAGAGCATTAAAAGATATTGGCGCATTAGAAGCTGGTGAAGTTCCAACGGCTGATTCTGCTCAAGATGCTTTTGATATGCTTAATGACCTAATTGATCAATGGTCAAACGAAGATATGATGGTGTTTAACACTACAGAAATCATTTTTCCTTTGATTAGCGGTCAGGTTCAATACACTATTGGCCCTAATCCATCAACTGCAAACTACATTGGCGCATCATTTACAGGATCTATTTCTGGCAATATTTTGACTGTAACTGGTCTTACAACTGGCGCAGTAGCTCAAGGGCAAACCTTAAAAGGTACAGGAATTATTGCTGGCACTAAAATTGTCGAATTTATTACTGGTGCTGGCGGTCAAGTTAATGAAGTTGGTACTTATCGCTTAAACATTACTTATCCAACTCCAGTAGCTTCTCAGCTTATTACTGCTTACTATCAAAAACCATTGTTTATTGATCAAGCTTATGTAAGGGTAAACACTCAATCTAATGGGCAATCTGTGCCTAATGGTGGTTTAGATTACCAAGTAGCGGTTTTGTCTTTGGATAATTACAATCAAATTGGTTTAAAGACTTTAAATGGCCCTTGGCCTAAAGCTCTTTATTACAATCCTAATGCCGATACTGGTAACGTATTTGTTTGGCCTAATCCAGCACAAGGTGAGATGCATATGTTCTCATCTACTATTTTCAGCAATTATGAAACATTATTTGACGATATTGTGCTTCCACAAGGTTATTCAATGGCTCTTAGATGGAATTTGGCAGAACGATTGATGCCTATGTATGGCAAAGCTTCTGCAACGCAAATTGGCATGATTAATGCTTACGCAGCTCAATCTAAATCAACTATTAAACGCAATAATATGCGACCAATAGCTGCTGCTGGTTATCCAGACTCTATGTTGGTGGGTCGTAGTCGTGATGCTGGTTGGATACTCAGTGGGGGTTTCTTTAGGTAGAGGGTTTGTCCGCTAGTGTGATATAATAAAGATTCTTATAAAGGAGTCTTATCATGAAAACACTAGCAGAATTAAAAGCAGAGAAATTAGAAGTAAACAAAGCAATAAAAAGATTTAAAGACAACGAAGCTTATGCAAGAAAAATTGGTAGAGAAGTAGGAGAACCAGGCAGACCAGCAAACACTCCTGAAGTTCTTTGGAGCAAAATTGATAAGCGTGGTGAAGATGAATGTTGGGAATGGAAAGGCTTTAGGAATCATGATGGATATGGAAGGACTTGGATTAATGACAAAGGCTACTATGCCCATAGAGTCATCTATTCGCTTGTTTATCCAAACGCAATTAGTCTTAATGCTCCAACTTCACAAAATGAAACAGGCTTTCTTTTACATACTTGCGATAATCCTTCTTGTTGCAATCCAAAGCATTTATGGGTTGGCAATCATGCTGATAATATGGCAGATAAAGCTGCAAAAGGTCGTAGCCCAGACTTTAGTGGTGGCAAAGGCCCTCGTTGCAAACTTACAATGGAACAAGCTAGAGAAGCTCGTTTGCTTAGGAAAACTGGTATGACTATTCCACAATTAATGGAAAAATTTAATTTAAGTCGTGCAAGCATGAAAACCTTGTTGCGTGGTGATTCATACAAGGAAAGCGAGTAATTTATGGATTTTGGTTTTGTCGGCCCTAGTTATGAAGCTCCTTCAATTTATCAAGATGATCAGGAATGTATCAACTTTTATTTGGAAATTGATCCTAATAAAGGTCAAGGTTCTAGAGGTGCAATAGCGTTATATCCAACTCCAGGACTTGTTGAAGTTGTTCAACTGTTTCCAGGTGAAGTAAGAGCAATGTTCCCTTTGCATGGAACAATTCCTTTTATTATGATTGTGATTTGCGCTGATCAAGTTTATAAAGTAGATGAGGCTTATAACGCAACATTAATTGGCACTATTGATACGACTACTGGCCCATGCCAAATTTCTTACAATAGAAGCCCTACAGATGGCATTTTTGCATTTATTGTGGATGGTTTAGAACGCTATTATTACGTTCCTGCTACAGATACTTTTACTGAAATTGCTTATACAGATGGCCCTTGGCGTGGTGCTTCTTGTTGTGACGTAATCGACAATTACAACATTTACAACGAAGTTGGCACTAATAATTGGGCTTGTACCGATATTTCTTCACCTTATTCAACTGCTGCTTATTACGGCACAAAAGATGGTGAACCTGATCCTATTATTTGCGTTATTGCAGATCATAGACAAGTTTATTTAATGGGTGATCAAACAACTGAAGTTTGGGTGGATGTAGGAAGTCAAATCTCAGGATTAACTACTTTCCCATTTGCTCGTATTTCAGGCACTATGCTTCAGCATGGATGCGCTGCTTTTAATAGCGTATGGCAATTTGAAGAACAAATTATGTTTGTTTCTCAAGATGCTCGTGGTCAAGGCGTTATTGGAGCAATTCAAGGCTATACCTTTGTAAGGCTATCAAATCATGCCGTAGAGCAGACTTTGATGAATGTGAAACTAAGTGATGCAGTTGCCTATACTTATCGTCTAGAAGGCCATGAGTTCTATGTAGTGACATTTCCTTCCATTGACCTTACTTGGGTTTATGACTTAACCACTAAAGCTTGGCATAAATGGCTTTCTTGGGATAATCAAACTGGATACCATCGTCATCGTTCAAATTGTGGTGCTTTTTTTGGTAATTATTATCTTGTTGGGGATTACGAAAACGGCAAAATTTATCAATTAAACAATGAAGTTTATACAGAAGATGGCAAAACAATCCGTAGATTGCGTAGATGCCCTCATTTAGTTTCAGACCTTCAACGTCAATATTTTGCAGAAATGCAGATTCAATTTCAGCCAGGCGTAGGATTGCAAACTGGTCAAGGATATGATCCTCAGTCTATGCTCCGTTGGTCATCTGATGGCGGTTCTACATGGTCTAATGAGCATTGGGTGACTATTGGTAAAGTCGGAAAATACAATAATCGTGCTATTTGGCGCAGATTAGGATGGGCTAGAGATCGTATTTATGAAGTCGTAGTTTCCGATCCAATCAAAGCCGTTATTGTTTCTGCTAATTTGAAGGCTGAAGGTGGGGAAAACTAATGGCTACCCCACAACCTATTAATACCAATATTCGGTATCCACAAAGTCCTTTTCTTGATTCTTTAACTCAAAGACCAGCAAGGGAATGGCTCCAATGGCTTCAATATCCTGATCTTATAGCATTAAATCTTTCAAATGCTTTAGCGGTAACTTCTGGCGGTACTGGAACTACAGTTATTCCGACTAATGGTCAATTATTAATTGGAAATGGTGCTGGATATACTGTAAATTCTCCTACTGCTGGAACTGGCATAGGTATTGTTGCAGGAGCAGGAACGCTTCAATTTAACAATACAGGAGTTACTTCTATTATTGCTGGAGCAGGAATATCTGCTTCTAGCACTACAGGCGCAGTAACTATTGCTAATACTGGCGTTTTATCTTTTAGCGGAGGTACTACAGGATTGACTCCTGCTGCTTCTACAGTAGGAGCTATAACCCTTTCTGGAACGCTAAATATAGCTAATGGCGGTACTGGAGCTACTACTGCTACTGGTGCTAGAACCAATTTAGGAGCTGCTTCTAGTGGCGCAAATAGCGATATTACAAGCATTTCAGGACTAACTACGGCTTTATCTATATTGCAAGGCGGTACTGGAGCTACAACAGCTTCAGGAGCTAGGACTAACTTAGGACTGGGAAGCGGTCTTTCAGTTACCATTACAACAGCTAAATTGACTGTTGGCGGTGCTAATGGCAGTATGACCTTTACCAATGGCATATTAACAGCGCAAACGGCTGCAACATAATGGAGCATACAATTAATGTTACTTATGGCAAAGGGTTTTTACCTACTATTCCATTAAGAGAAAAAGTTGAACGGCTTCAAGAAGCTCTTTTGCAAATGCCTCAAGCTGATGTGAAGTTTTTGCATAATTTTGAACCAGGCAAATATATTCGCACAATGATTGCTCCTCCTTGGTCAGTTATTGTTGGAGCTGAACATAAAACACCTTATAAAGTAATTCTTAAAAAGGGAACAATAGCAGTCAATATTGATGATGAAATAAAGACTTTGACAGCTCCTATGGAATTTGATGCTCCAGCAGGAATTAAACGTGTTGGTCGTGTATTTGATGAAGAACTTATTTGGATTGATATTTACGAAAATCCAGATGATTGTACGGATATAGCAACAATAGAGGATAGGTTATACATTATTCCTGAATGTGGATTAATGTCTAATCGAATTTTAGAACATAAAACTGAACAAAAAGATACCGAAAAGCTTTCTAATGGCATTAAAATGCTATTAGCTAATAATCTCGGTTTTAGTGATTAGGGAGAAGCATTATGGCAGGAGGAATAACAGCAGCAGTAATTGGAGGCACAGCCGTTTTAGGCGGTGCTTATATGAGTTCGCAAGGGGCGCAAAATGCTGCCAATACTCAAGCTAATGCTGCTTCGCAACAACAAGGAAATTTGCTTGCTGCTGGTCAACAAGCTTCTCAACAATTTACTCCTTATGCAAATTATGGAGCTACTCCTTTAGCTAGTTTAACTGCAAATAATCCTTACTTTAATCAACAATTTACTGCTGCTGATTTAAAATCGAATTTAGCTCCAAATTATCAATTTATGCTTGGACAAGGATTAGGAGCTACAAGCGAAAATGTAAACGTAGGTGGTGGTGGTTCTAATGCAAATATGGCTAGAACCAAATTTGCTGAAGATTATGCTTCTAATGCTTATCAAAACGCATTTAATAACTTTCAAACCCAAAGAGGCAATATTGCAGCTATTGATTTAGCTAATACTGGTGTAGGTCTTGCTGGTTCTACAGGATCTGCAAATGCTCAACTTGGTACTGCAACCAATATTGCAAATTTAGGAATTGGTTCTGCTAATGCTACTGCTGCTTCTCAAATTGCACAAGGCAATATTTATGGTGGAGCAGCAAATTCATTAGGTGGAATAGGTTATGCAACAGCATCTCAACTTGGCGCACAAAATACAGC